GGAGAAAGTTGTAATTCCACAAAAGAAAAAAGAACAAAAGGGAGATGCCTATGAAGGTGCTTATGTAAAAGTTCCTCAAACTGGAAGGCATGAATGGATTGTGAGTTTTGATTTGAATAGCTTGTATCCTCATTTAATTATGCAATATAATATTTCACCAGATACTATTCTTGGTAAGTGGCAAGATGAGATAGGGGTTGCGGGATTATTGAATAAAGAATATGATACTTCTCTTTGGAAAGAAAAAGATATAACGGTTACTCCAAATGGATCAGTATATCGTAGAGATTTTCAAGGATTTCTTCCAAAACTGATGGAGAAGATGTATACTGATAGAGTCAAGTACAAGAAGATGATGTTGGCTGAACAGAAAAAGGGGAAGAACGCGGATTCTAATAAATTGGCTCAATATTTTAATATGCAATTCAATCTCAAGATTGCTCTTAATTCTGCATATGGTGCAATGGGAAATCAATGGTTTCGGTTTTATGATGAACGAAACGCAGAAGCAGTTTCTGTTGCTGGACAGTTATCTATTCAATGGGCCGAGAAAACAGTAAATGAATATCTTAATAAAACACTAGATACAGAAAATGTTGATTATATTGTTGCTTCCGATACTGACTCTTTATATGTTCGTCTTGATGATCTTGTTTCTAGAGTTGGTCTTACCGATAAAGAAAAGATCGTTAACTTCTTGGACAAATCCTGTGGAAGAATAGAAAATGTAATTGCAAAATGTTATGAAGAATTGGCAAAGTATGTAAATGCATATCAACAAAAAATGGTGATGAAGAGAGAAGTAATTGCTGATGTTGGTATTTGGACTGCAAAGAAACATTATATTTTAAATGTTCATGATTCTGAGGGTGTTCGATTTGAAGAACCTAAACTCAAGATTATGGGTATTGAAGCTATCAAGAGTTCTACACCAGAACCATGTAGAAAATCTCTAAAAGAGGTTTTTAATATTATTGTATCGGGTACTGAAGATGAGGTTATTGACTATATTGAAACTTTCAAAGAGAAATTTTATAGTTTAAGAATGGAAGATGTAGCATTTCCAAGATCAGTCAAGGGGTTGAATAAGTATAAAGATTCATCCACGATTTATCGGAAGTCAACTCCGATTCATGTAAAAGGATCTTTGATTTATAATCATATGTTATCAAACAAAAAACTATCTAAGAAATATCCAAGAATTCAAGAAGGCGAAAAGATCAAGTATGCATATTTGAAAGATCCAAATCCAGCAGGAGATAGAGTCATTTCGATATTGAATACTCTTCCTGATGAATTTGAATTGGAGAAATATATAGATTATGATACTCAATTTTCAAAGTCTTTTATTGAGCCTTTAAAAGGCGTATTAGATGTAATTGGGTGGGAAACAGAAAGAAAGTCTAGTTTGGAATCATTTTTTTCATAGGGGGAATTATGAATATTTGGGTGGAGTATTGGGAAAAGCCGCCAAATAAAACATTAAATAATCTTGCACAGATGAGAGAAAATGCTAAATGGGTTAATCCTGATCCTAAAGATATACGAAAAAGATTTTGTCAAAGTAGAAAAGAAGCCTCGTCATTTGCACAGAGTATGCAAAATCAGGGGTATTTTGTATTAATTAAAACAGATGGAGTTGTATAATGTATGGTATAGGAGATATTGACTTCGGAGGTTGGACCGATAAAGACCTTGTAAATTTAAAACGGGAATTAAAATTTACAAGGGAAGAGGATATTGAATATTCCGATAGAGTACAAATAAATTATAGAATAGCGCAAATAAACGCAGAATTAATGAAAAGGAATATACATGAGTGATTATTTTGATGGTTTGTTAAAAGCAACTGGTAATGAATTTGGTTCAAAGGTTTCGGATGGAGTTGAAGCAGGAGATGTTTCAAGTTATGTAGATTCAGGAAGTTATATTTTAAATGCATTAATATCAGGAGATATTTATGGTGGAATTCCTTCTAACAAGATTACAGCATTGGCAGGAGAAACTGCAACTGGTAAAACTTTCTTTGCATTGGGTATGGTTAAACAGTTTCTTACAGATAATCCTAGCGGTGGTGTTCTTTACTTTGAGTCTGAATCTGCTCTCACTAAAGACATAATTGAAAGTAGAGGAATTGATTCCAATCGGATGATAATTCTTCCTGTTACTACAATTCAAGAATTTACTCATCAGGCAGTTAAAGTAGTAGAAAATCATACTGAAGAAAGACCATTAATGATGTGTCTAGATTCTCTTGGAATGTTATCAACAACAAAAGAAGTCGGTGATATTTCAGAAGGTAAAGAGACTAAAGATATGACAAGAGCACAACTCGTTAAAGGTTGTTTTCGTGTTTTAACTTTAAAGTTGAGTAAAGCAAAAATTCCATTATTGGTTACAAATCATACTTACAAACAAGTTGGTACAATGTTTCCAACTGATGTAATGGGCGGCGGAAGTGGAATACAGTATGCAGCATCTACAATTATTTTCCTTTCCAAGAGAAAAGAAAAAGAAGGTACTGATGTTGTTGGAAATGTAATACATTGTAAAAATTACAAATCCAGATTAACCAAAGAGAACAAAATGGTAGATGTTCTTTTAAGATATGATCAGGGTTTGAACAGGTATTACGGGCTTCTTGAACTAGCAGAAGACGCCGGTATCTTTACTAAAGTATCTACAAGATACGAAATGCCTGGTGGTGCCAAAGTTTTCGGAAAAACTATTTTGAGTGAGCCTGAAAAATATTTCACTAAAGAAATACTTGATAAATTAAATGTTCATGCAAAAAAAGTTTTTATGTATGGTGAACATGATGTAGAAAGTGAGGTTAATGATGAGCAACAAAGTTGAAAATGCTTTTTGGGATACCGATGAAGCACAATATAAAATTATTGATAATCCAAATAATCCTGAAGATAAATCTTTATGTATACTTGTTCAAGATGCATCTCCGTTTGATGGTGCGGTAATCAAGTATACAAAATTTAAATTAGAAGAACAAGATCTAGGAGTAGAAACTATAAGATGTTCGTATGAATATGACATAGAAGTTCCACCTCATGATTTAGGTTATGAAATATCAGATAAGGATGGTGAAGAATTTGAAAGAAGATTAGGCATATGGGTATTAGAAATACTACAAACACAAATGAATAGGAAGATGAATGCAACAAAGGATTGAATCTTTAATACTTAGAAATTTAATACATAATGAAGAGTATTCCAGAAAAGTATTACCGTTTTTAAAAGACGAATATTTTATGGAAAATACAGATAAGTTGTTATATAAACAAGTTGACAATTTTATCAATAAGTATAATAATTTACCAACAAAAGAAGCTCTAGTTATAGAATTAGATGATACAGAACTCAAGGATGAAGAATTTGAAAATGTAACTGGACTCATCAATCAATTAGAATTAGAAAAAAATGAGCAGTCGGATATTCAATGGTTATTGGAAACAACAGAAAAATTCTGTCAAGATAAAGCAATCTACAACGCAGTCGTTCAATCTATCGGAATCTTGGATGAACCCGAAAAATCTAAGTCCGATAAGGGTGCTATTCCTGAGTTGCTTACCGATGCTCTTTCTGTTAGTTTTGATCCTCATGTTGGGCATGATTACCTTCTGGATTCTGATGATCGTTATGATTTCTATCACAGAATTGAAAAGAAAATTCCTTTCGATTTGGAATTTTTCAACAAAGTAACTCAAGGTGGATTATCTTCCAAAACATTGAATGTTGCTCTTGCTGGTACTGGTGTAGGAAAATCTTTGTTTATGTGTCATGTGGCCTCTAGTGCATTATCTCAAGGAAATAGTGTTTTGTACATTACATTGGAAATGGCAGAAGAAAGAATCGCAGAACGTATTGATGCAAATTTATTAAATATTAAATTGGATGATTTAAAGAGTTTACCAAAGTCGATGTATGATAAGAAAATAGAGGATTTGAAGAATAAAGTTTCTGGTAGATTAATTGTAAAAGAATATCCAACGGCAGCAGCAAGTACAAATCATTTTAGAGCATTGTTGAATGAATTAAATCTTAAAAGGAATTTCAAACCAGATATTATATTCATTGATTATATTAATATTTGTGCATCATCCAGGATTAGACCTGGTCAATATGTAAATTCTTATAGTTATATTAAGTCTATAGCAGAAGAACTGCGTGGATTAGCAGTAGAATTTGGTGTTCCAATTATGTCAGCAACACAAACAAACAGACAAGGATTTCAGAATACAGATGTGGGATTGGAAGATACTAGTGAATCTTTTGGGCTCCCTGCAACAGCAGACTTTATGTTTGCACTTATATCCAATGAAAAATTGGAAGAAGCAGGTCAAATGTTAATTAAACAATTAAAGAATCGGTATAGTGATCCTACTACAAATAAGAAATTTTTAGTTGGGATTGATAGAGCAAAAATGAAATTATCTGATTTGGGAGATCAATCACAGTCTGGATTGGTAGATACTGGTAAAGAAGAAGACGATGACGATACTCCTGCATTTGATAAGGCAACTAAAGGTCGAATGAAGAATAAAAAAGACTTTGGGGAGTTTAAATTTGAGTGATGATAAAGTTGTTAATTTAGCAGAATATAGGAAAGAAAGAAATAAAGGTACACCGATTTCCCCCCTAAAGGCGTTCAAGCCTGATCATTATTACATTTATCCTGAAATGGGAATAATGATCCATGTCCTTTTCCTTACGGATAAGAGTATAAAACATTCTGGACAAGCAATATATGTTATGGAAGACCAATTCGGTAATTTCTTTGCTGATTTAGTCGAAGAAGAATCCTGTATTGGTTGGCATGAACTAGAAAAAGAGGTTTTTCTTCATGCAGCAGATAAAAATAGAGAACCAGATCCACCAGAACCACTAGTAGGATAGTTTAGAATTATAAATATATCAGTAAAGTGTATAATCTGATTAAGGGATAAGTAATGATTAAATCTTTTACAAATTATTCTGAACAAAAATTATTTTTAGATGATCTAGTAGAATTTAGTATTCATGAACCAAAATATGGTGTTGGACAACAAGTAGTTGTAAAAACTAATAAACTTGATTCTATATCTGATTATTTGGGAATTAAGGTTGATGCTTCAACGATATTGACAAAAGCTGCACCAGATCCAAATGCTCCTGAAATATGGGTAGGAACAGGAGAAGGAGAAGAAGTATATCTTGAAACTGGTGGAAAAACATATCATTTGTTGGGTGCCGCATCTAGCCTTAAATCATATTTTAATGGTTATAAAGATACTCCTGGAATATCATGGAAAGCAGATTCAATTGAAACAGGTCAATGTTTAGGATTGTATATTGATGCAAATGGAATGTTGGAGAAGATAGGTCAGGCTGGGGGAACTCCATCTACAAATGTTACAGATTCAATAAAGAAAAAGATAACCGCTGCATTTCAAAATGGTCAAGATTGGGATATGGGTGGAGTAGGTAAAATTTCTGAAAAGTTAGACAAAATTAGTTTAGGTGATATGACTCAACTTTTGGGATTAGCCGCAGGAATGCAATTATATTGGGAAAAAATAGGAAAATCTAGAGTTGGTGGTACACCAAATATAATTCATGGAAAAATTAAAGAGTATTATACTGCTGAAGAAGGAAATCCTGCAGTTGAAGTACGTGGTTCAAAAGAAAATACTGCAGATACAATTATTTCCAATGTAAGTGCTTCTGAACTAATTGCAGCAATGAAAGGATCACCAGTTGAATATGATAAGGGTGTTTGTTTTATAAAAGGAACAAAAATTAAATTTCTTCAAGTATCATTAAAAAAGGCAAAGGGAGCAGCACAATTAGGTAAAATCACCTCAATGTTACAAACAAAATACAATTTACCAAAATATGAGGTAATGTTGCAAACTTTATTGGATGAGGGATATTTGGATGAAGGATTCAGAAGTTTTTTTGGTGGCGTTTGGAAAAAGTTATCAGGATTAGTAGATAAAATTAAAGGATGGGTAAAAGGATTGGGAAAGAAATTATCAAAGAAATTTGATAGAAAAGTTAAAAGTGATTTAGGTCAACTTCAAAGGGTATTTGATAAAATGCCAGGACCGAAAGTTAATCTAAAAGAAGCATTTGTATTTGATGAACAGGGGTTGATATGTGAAGGATTAAATGTAGAATTACAAAAATTAGATGTTCCTAAATTAAATGTGGTCAGACAAGGAATTGAGGATAGATTATTTGATTTTGCAAGATCTGCTAGAAATCCAGAATTTACATATAAGAAAACAGGAGGTTTAGGAAAAGGAAATCTACCAGTAGAAGATAGATATAAATTATTTTCAAATTATACAGGTGTTTATGTTTTTAATGAAGTAATTTCTGCTAATATGGGAAATATGGAAAAATTAAAAGATGAAATGATAGCTATGCAGAAAGAAATGTTATTTGGAAAAACAACATTACCCGTATGGAAAGTATATGGTATTGGAGGGGGTGGAGATCCCTGGGAAGAATTGGGTGGTGCTAAAGAATTTGAAGAAGGTAAACAAACTGCATTTGCAGGATTAATTGGTGCTATTGTAGGATTTCATGCAAATAGTCAAGGTGGAGATTACTATGCACTTGAAAGTTCATTTTTATTTAATGTAGATCCAGAAGGACTTCCCACATATACATTAAATCGTATGGGAACAAATCAAGGAGGATCATCCTTTTCATTTGTATTTGAGGGATCGACAACTATTTCTAATAAGAAATTTATAGAAAAATATGGTAAGGCTAGTAAATAATGTTTGCATTCTCTTCATACTTAACTGAACAAAAGAATCTCCACATGGAGCATATCGAAGATGAGGTATTGAATGGTGGAGTGGTAGGAACTAGATCAGCAATTAATTTCCTTCAGTCCCTAAGAGATATGCTCGCGGGTAATGCTTCATCCCCTGTAAATGTTACAGTTAAGTGGGACGGAGCCCCTGCAATATTTGCTGGTACTAATCCAGAAAATGGACAGTTTTTTGTAGGCACAAAAGGTGTATTTGCTAAGAATGCAAAAATAAATTATACTGAAGAAGATATTGATAGAAATCATAGTGGAGGATTAGCCTCTAAACTAAAAATAGCATTAAAAGAATTGTCTAAAGTAAATATTCAAGGTGTGCTTCAAGGGGATATGATGTATTCTTCAGAAGATATTGAAAAAAAGACAATAGATGGTAAAAGTTATTTAACATTTCAACCGAATACTATAGTTTATGCGGTTCCGGAAAAATCTCAATTAGCTGCTAAGATCTTATCTTCTAATATGGGGATAGTATGGCACACTACTTATACTGGTGATACGATGGAAGATATGGTCGCGTCATTTGGGGTTGCTTCTGGGGCCTTCCGTGAAACTAGTTCAGTTTGGCAAGCAGATGCATCATTCAAAGATCAGTCTGGTACTGTGACAATGACTAAAGATGAAACTGATGAGATTACAGCAATATTGAGTGAAGCAGGAAAGTTGTTTAGAAGAATGGATTCTGGAACATTAACTATGATTGCAGAAGATCCAAAAACAGCAGAATTAATAAAAACCTTTAACAATACTAAAGTAAGGGCAGGTGAACCAATAAAGAATGTAAAAAAACATACCGCAGAACTGATCGCATTTGTATATGATAGGCTGAAAAATGAGGTAAATAAGGTGAAGAGGGAAGCTTCTAAGAAAAATAAACAAGATCAAATGGATAGATATGTTGGGTTTTTAAGGAGTAAGTCTAAGGAATTGGTTAAGATATTTGTCATGCAAAACATTCTTATTAAGGCAAAACTTTTGATTCTAAAAAAATTACAAAGTATTAAGGGATTAACTAAGACATTTATAAGAACATCAACCGGATATAGAGTTACGGCACCAGAAGGTTTTGTGGCTATTGATACTTTAAAGGGGGGAGCAGTTAAGTTGGTAGATCGACTAGAATTTGCACACCAAAATTTCAACGCAGCAAAGAATTGGGATAAATAAAAAACATTTTATATTGATATGATTCAAGAAAGGTTATTATGAAATATGGGAAATATGATAGATTTCATTTAGAAGAATTGATTCAAAAAGTGTGGAGTTTGTCGGAAGATTTAGATACATTACTTTGGAAAATGTATGATGATCCAATTCCACCTACTGAAGATGAGATGTGTAATTCAATCATAGGATTATCAGAATTACATAATATACGCTGTAGAAGATTATGGGAATGTTTTGAAGAATTAGTACACGAAGGAAATATTATATGAAACATTCAAAGAGTTTTCTGAAAAATGAAAACTTTTAAACAACATATATCTGAAGCTCAAGCACTTTTTAAGACTGATAGCATGATATTTACCAACTTAGAAAGTCCAGCATTAATTCTTTCTCCATCTATGATAGAAAGAGTATTTGATCAAGAACGAATTGAGGCATGGCACGTTACAGATATAAATGGATTAAAAGGACTTCAACGAATAGAAGGTAAGAAATCATCTATATCAGTATTGACCGAAATAGAATCAGGTAAGATTAAGATATTTTCTATGGGAGTAGAAACGGATGGTGGTTATTGTGTTAAACTTGAAGGGAATTTACTTTTGTCCTCAGATATTGATGTATATTCAGAAAGATTAGAGGGGGGCCGAAGAGCTATTGCAGTCAGCGCTCAAGATTATCCTAGCTTATATAAAGACATGATGAAGATGATAAAAAGTATGTGGGATAAATTTGGGTTTGAACAATATACGGGTGATGAATATGTAACTGCTATGGATTTTAATAAATGGGGAATGGCACTTAAAGGAAAACAAAAAGCTCAGTTTATTAAAGAATATATTGATAATTCTGAAATTATATTAAAGAAGAACAAAAAGGCAAGAGAAGAATTGAGAAAAATGGGTAGACATAAATTTTCAACGTATAATGAAAGTGTAGTTAATCAAATTAAGATAAAAACTATATACGTAATTAATAATAATACGATAGAAAAATTTGGATCACAGTATCAGGCCGCAAGAAAGTTATTTAAGAATGTTCTTGAAGTAACATCAAATCGTATGGGGGAGATCATAAGTAAATGAAAACAGTAGCATTTGTATTCGGAAGATTTAATCCACCAACAATAGGTCACGGGAAGTTATTAGATGCGTTAAAAGCAACTGCCCAAAGAGAGAGGGCAGATTATTATATATTTACTAGTCATTCTCAAGATGCAAAGAAGAATCCTTTATCTAAGAATACTATTTTTCGATTTATGTCAAAAATGTTTCCTCAATTTAGGAAAGCGTTTAAACACGAATATAAAGGTGAAATAAGGAATGTTTTTGATATTGCTAATAATTTTCATGGAGAATATGATAAACTTATCATGGTTGTAGGTAGCGATAGAGTTTCAGACTTTGAGCGTATACTAAATAAGTATAATGGAATAAAGGCTCAACACGGATTTTATGATTTTAAAGAAATTCAAGTAGTTAGTGCTGGTGATCGTGATCCAGATGCAGAAGGTGTAACTGGAATGTCAGCCTCTAAAATGAGGGCAGCAGCAGTCAAAGGAGACTTTGATTCTTTTAAATTGGGAGTTCCAGCAATTATGAGTGATAAAGACACAAAGGATATGATGAATGCAGTAAGATTAGGTTTAAAATTGGATGCTATAAGAGAAGGTATGAAACGTAGAAGAGGAATACAGGAACCCGTTGTAATTGAAGATAATTCAAGAACAATAGAACCAACAGAATTAACATGGCAAGGATATGAAACAATAAGTTTATCTACTTGTGCTGAAGCCTTTGATTTATTTGATGAGATTGTTAATAGTATTGGATTTTCTACTTTTACTACACCAGAACAAGCATACCTCAAAGAATCATTGATTCTAGTTGATAAGTGTCTTACAATTGCTAATTCACCTAAAGAAATCATAGAAGAAAAAGATGTTCAAGATTATTTAAAATTTTCACAGAAAGCAATAAAATTACTAGAGTCTGTTGGAAAACGAATAGGAATTCCATTTGATTATTCGTTTTTGAATAAACTTCAAGTTGAGGTTATTGAAGAAGAAATTAAACCAAAGAAATCTTTCACACAATTTATTGGAGAAGTACATGGCAACCGATAATTTACTAAGCGTAATCGCCAGTCTTGTCAAGAGAGAAGGTCGGATTGCTAAAGAGGAATCCAAAAAGGCGAAGGACGCAGTAAAGGCAGCAAAAGAGGCTGAAGAAGAGGACGAAGATGAAGATCCTGTAGGTGATGGTGAATCTGATGCAAAGGCAGCAGAAAAAGAACCAGCACCAAAACCAGATGATGAGGAAGAACCAGAAGACGATAAAACAGGTGAAGGTGATACTAAACCTACTGGTCCTGATCCTGCATTAGTAGCACAAGTTGCTAGAATCGTCAAACAAGAAATTGAAGACGAAGAGAAAGAAAAGAAGGAAAAGGAAATTAAAATTTCTGGTAAAAAAGAAAAAATTGACACTAAACCAACAATAAAACAAGAGGATAAAATGAAAGGTCGAATGACATTTAAAGAAGCAATTGCGGCTTCCATATTAGGAACTGATAAGATATATGAAGGATATGAAGGAGCAGTACTTAACATTCTTGATACAGCAGGCATTAGAGGGCCGTTGGGTTATGAACCATTCTTTGAAAATGGTAAACTTTATGTTGAAAGAGGATCAGAAAAAGAAGCAAAACAAGCTCTTAAAGACGATGGTTCTATCAGAAGAATACCTAAAATTGTTGGTGAAGAATTGGCACCAGAAGAATATCTTCAAATGGAAGCAGTTTCAGTTGATGGTAGATTAAAAGGTTTCAAAGAAGCACTCAAGAGATTGACTTATGAAAAAATTAAGGCAATGAAAGAGAAGGAAGAAGTTGAGATTGATGAAACTATTGAAGTTCCGGAGGGATTGAGTAAAGAAGATGCAGCAGCATTTATGGCAGCAGCATCTGCGGCCAAAAGAGCCGGTAAAAAGAAATTTAAACTTGGTGGAAAAGAATATCCTGTTACTATCAAGGTAAATATTCCTTCAAAAAAAAATGAAGATTTAACTACCGAGGAAATTGCGGTAGATGAAGCAAGGAAAACTGCAAAAGATATTGGAATGGAATGTCAAGAATGTGGTAAGAAATTTCGTGCTAAACTTTCTACATTACAATATGGAAAGACCAAATGTCCAAAATGTAAGAGTACAGATATAGATTTTTCATATGGTGAATCGGTTGAGGTCGAAGAAGCACGATCAAAAGAAGATGAGTTGGAATTAGCAAAAGTGATTGCAGCGTGGAAGAAAGCAGGAGGAAAAATTAAAAAATTACCACCTGGCAGAAAGTTCCAAAGTTTGTTTGGAAAAGGATATAAACCTAAGAAACAACCACGCCAAGCAGAAGAAGTTGAGATCCAAGAACATTGTGGAGAATGTGAATTTGGATTAGAAGAAAGAGCAAAATATGATCTTTATCACAAGACATTTTCTGCAGCAATGCAACATGCATATGATGTGGCCAAGAAACAGGGTTATATTGTAGATCCAGATGAAATCGACAATAAGGTTGCAACAGGACCAAGAAAACCATCAAGTGGTAAGACTAACCGATACATTTTGGGAACAGATAAGAAGAAAAATCTTCATGTCCAAGTTGCAAACTTAGATAACAAACGATACGAACTCAATATGTACATTGAGGGAGTTGAGATTGACGAGAAGTTCAAAAAAGGTAAGTATACACTTAGAGATGGAAACACCGGTAAGGTGATTGCAACATATAATTCTGGTGCACAAGCTGCAAAAGAAATGCATAAACTTTTGGATAGTGGTAAATATGATGAATTAGAAGTAAAAATGGAAGAAGTTGAACCCATCAAAGAGGCAGACCGAAAAGCATTAAAGAATTTTTCTAAAGAACTTTCTGATTATGCAAGAAAGAGTGGTGGAATCGATAAAGCAGATTTTGAGAAGGTTGCAAAGATTGCAGATTCTGGTAAAATGCCAAAGAAGAATGATATTCCAGATGATACAGATCCAAGAGATTTTGTATTAATGATGATGATGAAATATTTTGAAAAGAGAGAATTGAAAATGTATAAAGGATTATCACCAACATTCGATTCTTGGTTAAATGAGTCTGTTCAAATGACAAAAGTGAGAAGGCTTAGAACTAAGATAAATGAAGCATTAGATAGAGAAGCAGTCCGTGAATTACAATTATATATTGAAAATGATTCAGACTTATACAGAAGACAGATAATACCAATAGTTAAAAACATTCAAAGAAAAATGAAGTCTGGTAAGTATGACCATACAAAAGCACCTAAACTTTGGATGTATTTAGTAGATAACGGTGCAAAGAAATATGTGAAAGAATTTGGTGGGGATGTGAAGTCCATGTTCCCTAAAGATGTTCGACATTCAGTTGCAGTTAATATGGCAAATGAATACCGTGCAGAAATAGAATCTCAAGGTGGAGAAATGTACTAATGGAAAAAAATATGGATTTATTCGGTGGAAGGTCAGAAGCCGAAAGAATGAAAAATGTGGCAAACGCAATTTATGATGTTGTTAATCCTAAACAAGAAGAACCAGAAAATTCTGAAGTTCAGGTGGAAACAGCAGAAACTGAACCAGTTGAACCTGAAACAAATCCTGTTGTTGATTTAGTAGGAAAAGCTATATCTTTTCATAAACCAAGGGGTATCTTTATGCATACGGTGGGCAATAATGGAAGACCAGAATCAGAATGAATCGGAAAGCACTTTAGAAGTTGTTGAAGAAAGATTGAAAATGATTGATAGTTTAATACAAAAGTTTTCAGGATTTCCAGATGTTCAACAATCTTTAAAAGAAGCAAGGGAATCGCTTTTAGAAAGTGAGGAAGAAATTATGAATTATTATGATCTTACAGATTTAGCGAAAACTAAATTAAACTAAATATAGCATAATGATAACATTTTTAAATTTTTAATAGGAGAACACAATGCCTTTATGGGGAACAGCTCATGCCTCAGCAACTAATAAGCCCAAGTGGTTGCCAACGGATGAGGATTCAGATTATACCAAACAAGATTCATACGCAACTAATAATGGTTGGGTAATGAAAGCTGGTACAAAAGGACAGGGCAACGATAATACTGA